TTATAGGACGACTATCTCCTTTGAGACGTTTTGTACTAGCATCACTATTAATACCTACTACAAGTTTTTCACCTAGTTCACGTGCTTGCTTTAGCAGTGTTAGATGTCCTCTGTGCAGTATATCAAATACACCATTTGTAAATATTGTGCGATATTGTAAGTCTTCAGGCTTAACTACATATGTACCGACATGTTTTACTGACTCTGTTGCACCTTTAATTGCTAATCTAAGACAGTCTTCATAATTTTTGCCTTGACTCATGCCATAAACAAAAGTAGCAAGAAAACAATCACCTGCACCTGTAACATCTGCTACTTCTACAGGATCTGTTTCTATAGTATAGTATTCGCTGTCTATTTGTGCTATAGTAGGATCACTAGCAGCAGTAATAATTATATTACCAGTCCAATTTGTAAAGCCTAATTCTTCAAACTCTTTTTTATTAGGTTTAACTAACCAAGCACCTTGATAAAAACTAAAATGACGTTTAGGATCTACAATAATTTTACAATCATACTTGTTGATGTGTTCTATAATTTGTTGTGAATATTCTAGCACGCCTTTGTTGTAATCACTTAGTATTACAACATCATAAGCTGAAAAGTCTTTTTCGTAAATTTCATTAAGTGCAACAGCGCCGTCTGTTTTATAATCTTGATCTATACGTGTAACATAATGTCCGTCACACAGTACACGAGTTTTAACACACTTAGATGACGACAAATCTAACATCTCTACATCTACACCTAAATTCATTAGATTAAGGTATACAAGGTATGCACCACCCCATTGTTCCCAACTGTCTTGTTGACTAACAACGGGTACAGGAGCTTCAGGACTCAAACGTGTTGATGTTCCTGTGATATATTTGTCAATAATAATGTCGCCAATAACTAAGACTTTCATACTTTATTATACTTTATTTTATATTATGTGTCAAGTAAATTAATAGTTTGAAACACAGTTTCTAACTTAGATAAATTTACTTTGCTTTGAAGAGTGTTGCGCAAACCATGATGCAAAGGCTTTGGCCATTTGGTAAATGAACACCAAGCATACCCGTTATGTTCGCTATTGAGTTTTGGAATAAATTCTTCTTTTACTACACAAAGATATGTATGAAAAAAGAATTTGTTGTCGTTTGATATAAAACTTTCTAATGGAAGAGTCTTTTTTATATCAGGAAGAAATCCGATCTCTTCCTCAATTTCTCTTTTTAAACCTTCAAAAGGAGTTTCAACACCCTCGTTAGTGCCACCAACAAGACCCCACAGGTTGTTACGTTTACCGTTTGCTCTGTGTAAAAATAAAAATCTATTTGTATCTAGTGTATAAAAAAGTGCACCGCTGCATATTATATGATCGCTCATACATATAATTAGCCAGGAAGTTCAACTCTCCATGTTCCAACTGGATAATCGCCATCGATACTTAATAACCACTCATTATTGTTGTATCTGTACTGTACACCTGTATTTAAATTTGTAGTATATGTTACTTCAGTAGTTTCACTTGCATCAAAAACGATATTCCATTTTGCACCGTCCCATTCTACAATATCATTTGCACTTGCAATTAGTGGAGTAGTGTCAGTGTTTTGCCACGCTACTGGAGATTCTGTTGCATCTACATTTCCTACGTCATTTAGTAGAAGTAATCTTACTCCAGGTGTTTTTATACTTGTAGGATTATAATTAGTTGGATCTATTATAAAGTCTATACTAGTACGACCTGCTATTACAGTATCACTAGGAAAACTGTCAGTGTCCCAATTGATTAATATTTTAGTTTCTTCAAAAGGACTTAATGTAAATGTTCCAGTAACAGTATTAGCATTATCTTGGCTTGTAAAGAATATTCTACTTACATCTGCTGCATACTGTCCTGGCAATGCTTCAAATATTTCTCTCCAATTTTTATTACCCACTATACCGTTTGAATATAATTGTGCAGTGTCGCCTTCAACAAATGCGCCGTATGTGTTATAGTTTACATTTGCCATTTCGGCAGCAGTATCTGATGTAGATTTTCTACCAAATTCATTTTCTGTAATGCCTGCTCTTGGAACATCATCATAAGCATTAAGTACAGGAGCACTTACACCTGACTCAATATCACCTAGTGTTTCGTCGAACATTGAAGTAATAATGTTTGTAATTACGCCCATCTTACGTACTTTAGTAGGTGGACTAATATAGATCGGAACACTAAATGTTAGTGTAGCAATATCAATTTCTGAGTCTACACCTACAGGTACACTTCTGTTTGACCACTGTACATTTTCTAAATTAACAACAGTAATGCTTGTCCAGTCAATAAAGTTATCAGTAGTTTGCATTTCTAAACTAGGATTAAACAAAACTAACAACTGTTCTAATATTTGTAGTTTTTGATCTGTGTTTGATGCCCAAATATCTGCGTTAACTCGCATCATGTAAGGAGTAGGAATTAGTCTTTCAACTGTATAATTTTTACCTTGTGTATTTAAATATTCTTCATTTTCGCTATCATATGCACGTTCTCTAATGTTTGTTTTACGTGTATAAGTTGCGTCAGTAAGTCTATCTTTATCTAGTTCTAAACCAGTTAAATAAACAGCTATACGAGGCGCACTAGGCAGTTTATTTTCACTGTTCTCTCTAATTATATTTGCAACTTGACGAGTTAGATCACCATAGGTTACTGGTACATCCTTAACATTGCCTTTACCGTCCTTGACAGGAAAGTTTGCAAGTATTCTCATCATTTGTGTAAGATATCTTCTTACTTGTCCGTCATAAAAATGTTGCATTAATTATCCGCCGTTGGTTTGCGTGGACGTAGTGCTTTAGAAAGACTCTGCCTTTCTTCAACTGTCTCACCATCAATTTGACTAGTTTTATTATTGTTAATAAATGTTGTTTTGTAAGTTTGTCTTTCTAGTGTGTTACTTAGATCCATTCTAATATCGTCAGTTACTTTCACCCAACGTACTCCATCATATCTAAACATTCTATTTGGTAAAAAGTCTGTGCGTAAAAAATAATCACCTTCTTCGTTCAAACTTGGAAATTGTATACCAAATCCAAACGGTGCGCCATTAGGAGCACTATCACCTGTGCCTACTAAGTATCCTGTATAACCTTCACGCTCTGGTCTACTAGCAACTTCGTCAACTGTTCTGTCTAAATTGCTTGCATCTATATCTGTATCGTCTGCTGTTTGTAGTGCAACACTGCCGTCGTCATTTGTACTTACAGTATAGTAATGACTTATATCGTATCCAGATTTTGGTGCATCTGCTTCTGCTTGTGCAACAACTGCATCACTAATTTGCATTTCTTTTTCGTATGTAGACAAGATATCTCTTAGTGTAGTGTCACTACCTTCACTTGCAGGTAAGTCAAGTATTTCTGCATATTCTTGACCGTCGTAGATTTGTTTTAATTTTAATCTATATAAATGCGGATACCAAGTTTGACTGAATCCTTCTGCTGCACGGTTTACATCTTCTACTACGTAAAATCTTTTAAGTGCAACATCATAATCATTAAGTGCATATTCATCTTTTAGGTGCGGTAATTCAATTACATCACCACTTATAATTTTTCTACCAAGTGTTTTTACTGAACTGTTTATATGAATAGTCATAAACAATGTATCATTGCTTAAAAATAACCCAAACTGTGAAAGATCAAAATCGATATCTTGAACGTTATAGATAGCTCGCATAGTATAAACATCTGCATCATACTTTCGATCTCTATTTTCTAAAAATAACAAATCTTGTATGTTAGTTTCTTTAACAGCATCATACTGCGGTTGGTCAGCAGTTGCTTCACCGTCCGCTGGATTTTCTGCTCCAAGGAACTTGTGAATGTTAATGTCTGTGCCGCCAACAGTAAACATTTCTTGGATTTGTTTGTCCAAAAAATGATAATCATTGCCGCGTTCTGGTTTATATAAAGATAGTCTTGGCATATACATATTTATCGTAAGCGATAAATACTATTGGAGAAACTCATATGGCAGATTTAGCAACTCAAAAACAAGAAATATTTGATTATGTAAATGCAATGTTAGGCGGAGGAATGGTTGATGTTGAACTTGATCCTATCCATTACCAAACAGCATTAACAAAAGCACTTACACGTTTTAGACAGCGTTCAGATAACTCAGTTGAAGAATCTTATATGTTTCTCACAACTGTAATAGATCAAAATGAATATGTTTTACCAAACGAAGTAATCGAAGTTCGTAAACTATTCCGTAGATCGATTGGTTCTAGAACAGGAGGCGGCGACGGAGGTTCATTATTTGAACCGTTTAACCTTGCATACACAAACACATATTTGTTATCTGGATCTAAATTAGGTGGACTTGCTACATATGATTTGTTCTCACAGCATCAAGAGCTTGTAGGTAGAATGTTTGGTTCGTTTATTGAATTCAAATGGAATACAACAAACAAAAAATTAACACTACTACAACGTCCTAGAGCAGAAGAAGAACTATTACTTTATTGCTATAATTATCGTCCTGATTCAGAACTGTTAAATGATTATCTAGCAGTACAGTGGATTAAAGATTATACACTTGCAAGTTGTAAGTATATGTTAGGTGAAGCACGATCAAAGTTTGCTACTATTGCAGGGCCACAAGGCGGATCAACACTTAATGGTGATGCACTAAAAGCAGAAGCACAAGCTGATATGGAAAAATTAGATCAAGAAGTAGCAACTGCTGTAGGCGGCGGAACTGGCTACGGCTTTTTAATTGGATGAGATCTTGGCCGCCGAAAATTACCTCTCCTTATGATATTCCGGGTTGGACTGTTAAAGAACAACACTATCAATATAAAGATTTAGTTAATCTATTACCTAAAAATCCTAAAGTATTAGAAATAGGTTGCGGCTGGGGAAGAAGTACTTGGGCTTGGTTAGATGCATTACCAGATACTGCTAGTTTTTTTATTTTAGATCATTTCGAATTAAATTACCGAGAACTACAGAAAACTGGAATTTACCCTTATTCAAAAGCTGCAAAGCGTATAAGAAAGCAAAATATTGATCAACGTGAAATATTTGATACTATAATTAAACAACATCCTAAAATTAATTTACTTAAAACACTTTGGCATATGCCAGGAAACGATTGGAAAAATCATATAGATTATACTCAAGAGTGGGATTTGGTTTATTTAGACGACGACCATCGTTATCCAGCAGTTAGTAATTGGCTTGAAAGATTTACAAATGTGCCTATAGTATGCGGCGATGACTATCATCCTAACCATCAAGGTGTAGTGTCTGCTGTTGACGAATATGCTGAAAAAACAGGATGTAAAAAAACGATATTGCCTGGTTGTTTTTGGGTTTTAAGAAAATAGTTGACAAAACAAACAAAAGACTGTAAACTATATTAAATTAGTTAGGAATATCTTCTATGAAATTATTAGTAATCGGTCATGGTCGTCATGGCAAAGATACAGTTTGCGAAATATTACAACAAAATTACAATCTAAGTTTTGAATCTAGCAGTCGATTCTGTTCAAAACTTTTTATCTATGACATGCTTAAAGACAAGTATGGATACGCTAATGAAGAAGAGTGCTATGCTGACAGGCATAATCACAGAGCAGAATGGTATGATGCTATCTGTGATTTTAATAAAGGCGATGGAGCTCGCTTAGGTCGAGAAATATTTAAACAACACGATATATATTGTGGACTACGTAATAAGCGTGAATTCTATGCTATGAAAAATACTGGTGTATTTGATTATGCTATTTGGGTTGATCGCTCAGATCATTTACCTGCAGAATCTAAAGATTCGATGAGTTTAGAACAATGGATGGCAGACTTTACTATTGATAATAATGGTGATCTAAACGAACTTATGTTTAATACATATCAATTAATTGAACATCTAAAAGTCGGGCGTAAGGTCACCTTGCTTCCATCGTGAACCTTCCTTTTGTATTATACGCTGGCAGTTAGCACATATAGTTTTTAGATTGTTTGGTCGACAGTTGTTCAAATCACCGTCTATGTGAAATACATTAAATTGTTCTTCATGCTTTGAACGAAAGCCACATTTCTCGCACGAATCTTTCTTTTTATAACCACGTTGTTGCCATTTAGGAATACCGTGGTTAACACCATTACGTAAACAAACTTCACATAGTTTGCGATAGTAAGTTCTACCATTCTTTTTATAGTTTATAGCTGCTGGACGCTGTTTACATGTGCATAAAGGTCTCATACAGTATTTACCTCACCTTTTTGACACCTTTTTTGGCATGTTTAACTAGGGTAAAATATCAAAAAACACTAAATACTGTACAGAACACTAACATCCAATAGGAGAACAAAAATGGCATTAGTATCACCAGGCGTAGAGGTCAATGTAATTGACGAATCGTTCTACACACCTGCAGCAGCTGGAACGGTACCTATGGTCTTTGTGGCTACTGCAAGTAATAAAACTAAGAGTAGCGGCACAGGAACCGCAGAGGGTACACTAGCAGCAAATGCAGGAAAACCTTATTTGATCACCAGCCAGCGTGAGCTTGGTGAAACATTTGGCGACCCATTGTTTTACTCAGACAACAATGGTAACATGATTCACGGAGGTGAATTAAATGAATACGGATTACAAGCTGCATATTCAGCATTAGGCGTTTCAAATCGTGTATATGTTGTAAGAGCAGATTTAGACACATCAGAATTAACTGCAAGTGCATCAGCACCAGGTGGCGAGCCAGCAAATGGTGCTAATTGGTTTGATACATCAACAAGCAACTACGGTATTCTTGAATGGAATAACAATATTATTACAACTACAGGCGGACAAACTTTCACAGCTAAAACACCGATTGTACTTACTACAGTAAACGACTTATCTAGCGGTGAAGCAAGTGCTCCAAAAGGTTCAATAGGACAAATTGGTGACTACGCAATTGATGCCAACGATAACATGAATAGATTGTACTACAAATCACCAGGCAATGCAGTTGGTTTAACAGCTGGTCAATGGGTGCAAGTAGGTTCAGATGACTGGAAAGCAAGTTGGGCAGTATTCCGCGGAACCGTAAATAATCCAGATTTAACAACAAACGGTCTTGCATCAGAAGGAATTAAAATAAACGAAGTTAATGTGTTATTTACAGGCTCAGAAACTAATCTAGCTGATCTAGCAACAGCAATTAACAATGCTGAAATTACAGGTGTAAGTGCAGCAGTAGTTGATAGTGCATTAGAAATTTACGGTAATTCAACTGCTATTTCAGACGAAGGTGGCGCTAACAGTAGTGCAGACGGACTTGTAAAAATTGAAGCTGGAGCAGCCGGTACACTTTTAGAAGATGCATTGGGCGCATCTGCTGCTGGAACTTATAGTACACCTGTACTTGAACCTGCGCCGCACACTAATGTACCAGAATTTAAACGTACTACGTTTAATGATCCTGCAACAGGAAAACCAACTGGTTCAGTTTGGATTAAAACAACTACACCAAATGGTGGTGCAGACCTAAGCATTAAGCAGTACAACACAGCTACACAACTATGGGCAGGTGTTGATGCTCCGCTTTATACTACAGCACAGGGCGCAATTTATGGTCTTGACAAAGTTGGCGGTGGTGAAAATCTTCTAGCAGGACAACTTTATGTAAAAGTAAATGCAGACGAAGAAACTAATCCGATTGCAAACTACAAAGTTTTTGAAAGAGCAACAGCCGGTGCAACAAGTGTAACAAGTGCAATAATTGAAGAAGGCGACTTTGTAAGTGCTACTACATATGAATTTGATATGAAAGAGTCAAGAGCTAATAATGCATCATTAGTAACTGTTCCGGGTGTAAGTTTTACAGCAGATGGATCTGTAGATGATGCAGAAACTTTAGCAGCAGCAATTAATGCATCAGGCGCAACAAATATTGTAGCATTAGTTGATGCACAAAATAGAGTTGTAATTCAGCATAAACTAGGCGGCGAAATTAGTTTTACTGATGGATTAAATACACCATTAGCAGCAGCAGGGTTTAGTGCAGCTACAGCAAATATGTATGATGGTCCAAGCAACACTTTAGTTGCTTCAAACTGGAAACCATTAGTATATACAGCATCAGGTAACGAACCATTAAACTTACCAAATCAAGGTCAGTTATGGTATAGTTCAGTCGTTGACGAAGTTGACATTCTAGTACACAACGGCGAAGCATGGGTTGGTTTAAACTATGACGGTGCAAGCGGCCTAAGTGATGTTGCAAGTCCGTACAGCGGTACTAACGCAGAAGGACCAATTGTTTCAGCAACAGAGCCAGAAACTCAAACAGATGGTACAACACCATTAGTAGATGGTGACATTTGGGTAAGTACAGCAGATGTTGAAAACTATCCAGCAATCTACAGATATAACACTGCACTTGCTGCTTCAAGTTCAACTGGTTGGG